GGTTTTGGCTATAAAAGAGGAAGATGTCAATACATGGTCATTCAACACTACTGTAGATGGCACATATACCGGGGTGAGCCTGAGTTATACAGATCCGGACTCTGACAGCACTATCAGTGTAACTATGGGGAGGCCGGGGCGGATGTATTCGATCAATGCACAGGCGGGAGGCCGGTATGATGCAGAGCTACAGGCGGCGGCAAGGGTGAACGAGGCAAACAGACGGATACTGACGGCTGAATTTACCATGAGGGCGAACCCGGTGCTGGTTGCATCGCAGTGTATCATGGTTTCCGGATTTGGTAAATTTGATGGCAAATATTACATCGATAAAATAGTGCACAGTCTTGGCAGCGGGTATACGATCAGGGTTTCTGCCCATAAGATACAGGCAGCGATCAAAGCAACCGTACCAGCAGTATCTGCAGCAAAAGGAAATCAGATATATACAGTTGTTTCCGGAGATTCCCTTTGGAATATTTCCAGAAAATTTTATGGGACAGGTACAAAGTATCATGTAATCTATGATGCGAACCGTGAGGTGATCGAGGAAGCTGCAAAGGCACATGGGAAGAAGGGCTCTGATAACGGACACTGGATATGGCCGGGAGAGAAGCTTATGATTCCGGAGGGATAAGCATGAGGACCAGAATTGGAAAAGTTACCAATGTATATCCTTCTGCCGGGAAGGTCAGGGTGGAATACGAGGATGAGGGGAATACGTCAGTTCCGCTTTCACTGCTTACAATGAATCAGGAATATTCCATGCCGGCCGTTGGGGAAAAGGTGGTTACGATACACCTGGATAACGGGAGCAGCAAGGGATTCGTTCTTGGGACTTATTATGGAGGCGGGGTGCAGCCGAAGGCAAATGGCGGTTACCGGAAGGATTTTGGGAAGGATGCGTATGCCGTCTGTATAGATGGCCTGTATAGGCTTTTTGCTGGAAACGCAGAGATAAGGGGCGAGGAAAGTGCAGTTCTTTCCGGGGGTGGGGCTGTTGTTTCGGCAGACGGAGATGTCAAGGTTGAAAATGCAGACATGATTATCCTGGAAGCGGAAGCGGATATCATTCTGAAAGCACCATCAATCACAATAGAAGGGGATGCGGTCTTTTTGAAATGCGCCTATGGAGTAATAACTGTTGATGAAGTAATGCGGAGGCTGGAACGGATGGAAGACCAGCTGGGGCTGCCGCATACTATATGAGAGGGATACTATGGGAAAGATAGGAAATCTTGGAAAGCTGATCACTTTCGAAGTGAGTTCTGACAGGGTGTTTACTTTTAGTAATATGACACAGAAAGTAAGTGGACGTTGGACAGCGCAGAATCCGATACTTTGCAAACCATATCCGGAATTTCTCGGGCCTGGTCAGAGGACTGTTTCCCTGTCAGTTTATATCTCGGCGGTGCATGGTGTGAACCCGCGGAAAACAATGGAACGGATCGAAGAGGCCGTTGAGAATGGAACTCCATATAACCTGGTTATCGGGGGGAGAAAAGTTGGATCTGGCCAGTGGGTAATAACGGATATGAGTGAAGCGTGGGGTGAGATCATAGATGATGGAAGGCTTGTGGCAGCGAACCTTACACTTAATCTTTCAGAGTACAGATAGGGAGGGCGGAGATGAGGGGCAGTATGGATTTAGAGGGATTTTCGGCTGAAGAATACCAGGATGTCAGGCAGTGCCTGGAAACACTTTTGTCTGTCAGGGAAGGAAGCCAGCCGCTTGACAGAAGGTTTGGCATAGACTATGACGGGATCGTAGGTTATCCGCTGAACGTTGCCAGAAACATGCTTTCCCTGGAGATTATTGAGAAAGTCGGAATTTATGAACCAAGGGCAGCTGTGGATTCCATTAAATTCTGTGAGAATCCGGATGGGATGCTGTGCCCGCATATCCATTTCATTAAGGCAAAGGAGGAATAGCGCAGGTGTTTGCAGATAATTTTCCAAATATAAGTTTTATTGACAATGCCACAGTGGATGAGGTATTGGCTGGAATGGTTCGTGATTATCAGGATAAGTATAAAGAACTTACTGGAAAGGAAACTTCTCTTGCACTGGCAGATCCATGCCGTCTTATCATGTATGCCTGTACAATGCAGATATATCAGGCAATGCAGTATGCGGATTATGCGGGCAAAATGAGCTTCCTGACCTATGCTGGAGGGGATTACCTTGACAACCTGGCAGCATTGAGGGGAGTCAGGAGAAGAGAAAATGCACCGGCAACAACTGTTCTGTGTTTTTCAATCGAAAATCCGATTGAATCTGTTGTTTCCATTCCGGCAGGGTGCCGGGTGACAAATGGTAATGATGTCTTTTTTGCCACAGATGAGTACGCTGAGATTCCTGCCGGCAAAATAGATGTAACCGTACCAGCTACATGTACAACAGCAGGTACAGCGGGAAATGGATTTGCGGCCGGCGAATTGAAGATACTGGTAAACACATTGCCATATATAGCATCAGTTGTGAATGTGGACGTAACATCTGGCGGCGCAGACCGTGAGGATGATGAAAGCCTTCGGGATAGGGTATATCATCATCCTAATTCTTATTCAACAGCAGGCCCTTCCGGGGCATATGAATACCATACAAAAACGGCATCACCGGATATTGGGGATGTGGTGGTATGCTCGAAGAATCCCGGGGAGGTTGACATTTACTTTATTTGCGATGGGGGAAAGGTTCCGGGGGCAGCATTGATCCAGAAAGTAAAGGATCATCTTGAAGACAGGAGCATACGTCCGCTGACAGATAAGATCATGGTGCATGCACCTGCTGTACAGGATTATGAAGTCAGCATCATTTATTATATTTCAGCCAGTGACAGGGCGCTGGCTGCGGCGATTCAGGCAGATGTGGAGACGGCGGTTGGTATTTATAATGTGTGGCAGACAGACAGGATTGGAAGAGATATAAACCCGTCATATCTTATACGAAAAGTCATGGAAGCAGGAGCGAAAAGAGTTGTAGTGGAAAGTCCTGTTTTTACAGTCCTGGATGAAAGTACAGTTGCCAGGACTGGCAATGTAACTGTGAGCTTTGGAGGGGTGGAAAATGATTAAGCTACAGGACAGTCAGATTGTGCAGATTCTACCTGAATATTTATCAGAAAGGGCAGAGGTTCAGGCGCTGAGTTTTGCGGTTCACAGGGCGGTTGGAAGACTGGTTGATTACTGTAAAAATGTAAGTGTGTATTCTGTTATCGATACCATTCCGGAATATGTACTTGATTTGCTTGCCGTAGAGCTTGGCACCCAGTATTATGATGACACACTGAACATCACGGCCAAGAGGAATCTTATCAGGAATACTCTGACCTGGTACATGGGTGCCGGAACACCTGCTGCCGTGGAAGAACTGGTGAATACAGTATTTGGGACAGGGGAGATACAGGAATGGTTTCAGTATGGCGGAGAGCCTTATATGTTTCGTGTAGTTACAGGTGCGGATGCCAAATATGAATCTATAAATGAGTTTGAAAAGTTAATTGAGAAAGTGAAAAATGTAAGGTCTCATATTGATGAGATTATTTTTATGAGGCAGAACCAGGTAAAGATATACTTTTCAGCAGCAAATATCACAAGGATTTCAGTCGGTACCGGGTGGGAGGGAATAAATGGCAATTTATAATGATTCTGTTCAGACAGATATGGGGAGATTGTTGGAAAACCGTGTCAGGAATGGGGAAGGGACGATAGAATTCACATATATTAAGACAGGGTCTGGTCTTTATACGGAAGATGAAAAAAAGAACATAAGGGAAACTGTGGATCTGAAAGAAGTGCGGCAGTGCTTTCCATTTTCCGGAATCAGCCTACAGGGTGACGGAGATTATTTATCATTGGAAAGTATCATAAAAAATGAAGGGGTTGAGGAAGGCTATTATTTTTCAGAGATAGGTATATATGCCCGCATGGTCGGAACTGAAGAGGCTGTATTGTATTGTATCAGCCTTATCGATGAACCGGATTATATTCCGATTCAGTCAGGCGGTAAAACATATGAAATAGCACTACAGTCATTGATCAAATGTTATGATGCAGAGAGTGTCACAATATGTTACGAAAATACAACATATGCTACTGCAAAAGCATTAATGGATCACACCCTTGATAGAAATAATCCACACCGAACAACGAAAGAGCAGGTCGGGCTGGGGAAGGCTGATAACACTGCAGATATTGATAAACCGGTCTCTTTGGCGCAGCAGGCTGCGATTAATGCTGCGAAACAGGAAGCTGCCAGTGCCTTGGATAGCCATGTTAAGAACAAAAATAACCCGCATAAGGTGACGAAAGAACAGGTTGGGTTGGGGAAGGCTGATAATACTGCTGATGCGGATAAGCCTGTATCCGGGCCACAACAGACGGCACTGGATACCTTGTATCAGCAATTAACAGGGTATGTAGGACAAAAAATCGCTGATCTGGTCAATGGCGCACCTACAGCGCTGGATACGCTAAAAGAGGTGGCTGATGCAATTGCAAACCATAAATCCATTATGGATGCTCTGGATGCGGCAATTGGGAAAAAGGCGAACGAGACTGAATTTGACAGCCATGTTAAGGATACAACAGCACATATTACAGCGGCAGAGCGCACGAAATGGAACGATGCCAATACAAAGAGACATACGCATGATAATAAATCTGTACTGGACGGAATTACCAGCACTCTGATCAGTAAGTGGAATAGTGCTGTAGATCATATCTCTGATGCTATAAAGCATATTACATCTGAAGAGCGGGATAAGTGGAATAATGGTTCCCACAATTACGGGACATGCTCTACGGCTGCAGCCACTGCAGCAAAGGCGGTAGCATGTGCAGTATTTAAGCTTACAGCAGGTGCGGAAATCGCTGTGAAATTTACAGTAACCAATACTGCGACGTCTCCAACACTGAATGTCAACAGTACGGGAGCAAAGGCAATTTATTACCGTGGGGCTGCGATTGCAGCCGGGTATCTGGCTGCCAACAGGACGTATATCTTTCGGTACACTGGTACCCAGTGGGATCTTATTGGAGATATCAATACTGATACCAATACCTGGAAGGCAAACTCGTCATCAAGCGAGGGATATGTTGCTTCCGGTGCAAACCAGACAAACAAGGTATGGAAAACGGATGCAAATGGGAACCCTGCATGGAGGGATGATGCCAATACTACCTATGGTAATATGACGGGAGCGACAGCCAGTGCGGCGGGAAAGGCTGGTCTGGTTCCTGCACCGGCAAAAGGGGCGCAGAATAATTATTTCACGGGTGGAGGAACATGGCAGAACGTGGACGACCATGCGGCGACATTTACCAGCGGAGATGCGGCAAGTCCCACCGGATGGGCAAATATAGACTTGATTGCTACGGGTGAAAAATTCAGCAGTCTGCTCCGAAAAATGTCTCTGGCTGTTAAAAATGTGAGATACCTGTATAAGATGATCGGGACAACGGATATATCAGCGATTGGTGGGGGCACGCTGACAGGAGCAATTGATGCGCTAAACACGGGCATGTCAGGCATGGGCATATGGGAAAATATTACAAAATCATGTAACTTTGGTTATATCCCCGGGTCATTTGGACTCGTTTATAAAAATGAAAAATTGCGCATAGTTTATTTTTGGATTGTAGCAGACAATGTAAATAACCAATCGACGATTTTAAATGTTGGCACACTACCAGGAGGCGTATTACCTATAGTGATTGGTATTGG